CAAACGGAGCCACCTTCTACATCACAGGCGTTCAACTAGAAAAAGGCAGCACAGCCACATCGTTTGACATTCGTCCCTACGGGACGGAAGTGTCTTTGTGTCAGCGGTACTTTGAGATTGTTGGCGAGGCAAACGCAGCAGCCCAATCTCTTTTCTACGATGGGTATGCGAACTCAGCGGGTATTAACTGCATTGTGACTTATACTTTTAAAGCAACTAAACGAGCAACACCAACAATGGCGCTTGTAGGGACAACCACAAGGTCTAACGTATCTGGTGTGTCGCTAAACGGGTTTACCAACAACACAGTTATGCTTGCAACATCTTCGGCGGCAGGTCGGTGTTATTGGTACAACGATGCAGGTAGTTATGTAACGGCATCAGCGGAGATTTAATCATGTACCAACAAACTAAACCACCATTTGAAGGGCAAGAGCCTTCTAGCATCAAGCGCATCGCTGACAACGCCTTCATCCCTTTCGATCCCGCCAACACAGATTTTTTAGAATATCAAAAGTGGTTAAGCGAGGGTAACACACCTTTACCAGCTGACGCGGCTCCTGACGAGGAACAACAATGAACACAGTTGACGCAACGGATGCTCGTTTAACCACACATGAAGAAGTGTGTGCTCTTAGATATGAGAAGATTAATGAATCACTAGAGGTTGGTGATAAGCGTATGACAAAGATTGAATATCTTTTGTATGCTGTCATGGCTGTTGTCCTTCTAGGGCCGGGTGTTGGAGCTGAGTTCTTTAAGAAACTATTGGGTATGTAAATGCCATTAGCCATCTTAGCTGCTGCAAATGCTGCTGTGAAGGCTATTCAGCAAGGATGTGACCTCTACAAAGAATACAAAGGAACCGTCCTAGAAGCCAAGAAAACCTTAGACACTGCCGTAGGTATTGCCAAGGAAGTTTCAGGGGCTTCTAGGGGCTTCTGGAGCTTCCTAAAGGGTAAATTATTCGGTGAGGAAGAAGCTAAACCTCCTGACAAGCAAATAGAAGCTGTTGTAGAGGCTAAAAAGCCTGCTAAGAGAGCTTATGTTCAACAAGATGAACTGTCCATAACCTTAGACATCATTGCTCAGCTCAAAGTGTTCTTCTCTTGTATGGCTCAGCTGAAACAAAAGCTGGCAGATGCAGAGCTTCACAGCCTAGATGCTAAGACAGATGATGAGCTATTAAACAGCTCTGTGGACATTGAATATGCGAACACTGAGGTGGCTAAGCTTCAGAAGCAAATCAGAGAGACAATGGTTTATCAAATTGGTGGGGACTTAGCAGACCTCTACACCAAGGTGGTAAAGAGAGTGGGGCTTATACAGGAACAACAGGAAGCAGCTAGGCTTATTGCCTTACGTAAAAAGAAGGAAGAGCTATGGCTACGAAACAAACAAGCAGCAAAGCGCAATCGGCGTATAGCAATAATGGCAATAGTGGCTCTGGTAGTGGGAGAAACATGGGCTCTAATGGCAGTGATAATGATGACAAGTTCATAAGCTTCGTTATATTAATGTCTCTCCTTTGGTTTCTTATCATGCCTTTTGAGCTGTATTTGTATATCAAGGTGAAACAAGCGGTGCAGATTTGTGAAAAACAGGAGAACAAATAATGGATGAGACACATAAACAAAAATGGACCTACTTGATGGGCCTGACATACATGATTGTAAACATTGCTGATTTTGTAGTGTTTCCCATTATGTTTACCATTGTTCAATTCTTTGAGACAGAAGCAGCCAACGATGCCTTCCGTCAATGGATTCCCCTGACATTAACCAATGGTGGCTTCATCCACATTGCCTTTGCTGCCATCTTGGGTATTTCTGCCTTCAACAAAGAAGAGAAGAAGCCTGATGCGTAACATCCTCATTGCTTCCTTGTGCCTTGTTATGGTGTTCTTTGCTGGAAGACACCAAGCTAGACAAGAGATACAAGAGCAAGTGACCCGTATTGAAACCAAGATGGTGGAAGCCTCTAGGGAAGCTGAAGAACAGCTAAAGAAAGAAAGACAAGCACATGAAACTAAAACATCTTCCCTTAAGTCTGCTGTTGCTGACGGCTCTCTCAGGCTGTATGTCCGTACCAGTGAGCCTTCCTGCTCTACCAGCGGAGCTACAGAAAATGGAGCCGAACTTGACAGACAGGTTGCTCAAGACCTTGTCAGCATCGCCTCAGACGGTGACAAAGCCATCATCCAACTAAACAGCTGTATTGATTTATACAACAACATTAAGGAAATCAAATGAACCTGAGCACCCATTTCACGTTAGAAGAAGCCACGCATAGCGACACAGCTATTCGTCAAGGCATTGATAACCAGCCCTCCACTGTCCAGCTGGAAAACATGAAGGCGGCAGCTGAGAAGTTAGAGCAGCTCAGAGCCATTACAGGCCCTCTTAACATCAATTCATGGCTACGTCTGCCTGCCGTTAACGTGGCTGTTGGTGGCTCTAAGGTGTCTTCCCACATGGATGGTTGGGCCATTGACGTTTCATGCAGCAAGCTATCCCCTTACCAGCTGTGCCAAGAAGTGAAGAAGGCAGGCATCAAGTTTGACCAGATGATTCACGAGTTTGGTAGATGGATGCACATTAGCTTTGCCCCTGAAATGAGACAACAAGAACTCACCATCTTTAAACCAGAAGGTAAATACAAAGCTGGTATTTTAACAGAAGAAGAATACAAGAAGGCTTAATATGAAACAAGGACTATATGCCAACGTCCATGCCAAGCAAAAACGAATTGCTGCTGGCTCAGGTGAGAAGATGAACAAAGTTGGAAGCAAAGCTGCTCCAACAGCTAAAGACTTCAAAGAGTCAGCCAAGACAGCTAAAGCAAAGAAAAATAAAGCTTGACAAAACAAACAATAGCTGTTATAATAGTACTTAGAAGTACTTAACAAGGTATATAAGTTATTAACATTATAATGTATATACATACTAAGTAAGCTTTAATAGTTACTTAGTGTTAAAGGAAACAAGAAATGACGTATATCGAAGCCGTGAACAGTGTGTTGAGAAGACTAAGGGAAAGAGAAGTTCAATCTGTCTCTGAGACTTCTTATAGTAAGCTGATTGGTGATTTTGTTAATGATGCCCGTAATGAGGTTGAGAATGCTTGGAACTGGTCTTCCTTGCGTACAACTCTTACTCTGTCAACTTCAGCCAATGTGTTTAACTATGAGCTGAATGGTAGCAAGAACAACTTCAACGTGATTGATGTGTTGAATGACACAACCAACATGTTTATGAGCTACAAGAGTGGTCAAGAGTTTGACAGCTTGTTCTTGGCCCAAGAGCCTACAGCCACTGGTTCTCCCATCTATTATAACTGGAACGGTGTTTCCAATGATGGTGATACACAGGTTGACATCTATCCAATCCCTGACGGTGCATACACTATTCGTTTTAACGTGTTGGTAAGAAACACAGACTTAGTGGCTGACGGTGATGACATTATGGTTCCTTTCCGTCCCATTGTGTTATTAGCCTTTGCTAAGGCAGTTGAAGAACGTGGTGAAGACGGTGGCAACAGTAGTCAATATGCTTTCGGTACAGGCATGAGAGCCTTGGCTGATGAAATTGCATATGATGCTGCTAGACGCCCTGAAGACACTATTTGGTATCCAGTATGAAAGAACTTAAATCTGCATCAGTAGGCGCTCCCGGCTTCTTTGGACTAAACACCCAGAGCTCGGGGGCTTTGTTGTCTGATGGATTTGCTCTTGTTGCTAACAACTGTGTCATTGATAAATATGGACGTTTAGGGGCTCGTAAGGGCTGGTCTATGCGTACTACTGGTGGTAGCACTCCCTTGGCTGGTGAGCCTATTAAGAGCCTCTTTGAATATGTTAACGCTGATGGCACATTAGACTACATCAGTGGTGGTAATAACAAGCTATTCAGAAATGGTGTGGCTGGTGCATTAACTGACATCACTCCTGCCTCTTACACCATTACAGCTAATAACTGGCAGATGGTTTCTTTGTTAGACCATTGCCTCATTGTACAAAAGAGTCATGAACCCGTTCTATTCACAAGAGAAACAGGAAGCCTTGTTGTTGACAAGCTGGTTAGCCATACTGGTCACGGCGGCGCTGTCTTTAGTACTCCCGTCTTTGGTACAGGCACAGCTAATGGCCCTAACTGCGCCTTGGCTGCATATGGTAGGTTTTGGGTTGCAGGAACAAACAACAATAAGACCACCCTCTATTGGTCAACAGACATAGCTGATGCTCATTTCCCTACATTTAATACAGGGGCAGGCAGAAGCTCTGGTAGCATTAATATGTCTGCCAAGCTGCCTAATAACGTTGACGAGATTGTAGGCATTGCTGCCCATAACGGCTACATCTTGGTGTTCTTTAAGCAGAACATTGTGATGTTACGTGGTAATGATGATAATTTCTCTGACCCTTCTACAATGTTTGTAGCAGATGTGTTGCCCGGTGTGGGCTGCATTTCTAGAGACTCCATTCAAAAGACAGGCAATGATGTGTTGTTCTTGTCTGCTTCTGGTGTTAGAAGCTTAGGCCGTACTGTTCAAGAGAAGAGTATGCCTATGAGAGACTTGACAGCTAATGTCCGTGATGATGTGTTCTCATACATTGAAGCCACTAACATGGACGAGGTGAGAAGCTGTTATTCAGAGAAGTATGCCTTCTATTTGCTTAGCTTTCCTTCCACAGCCTCCCCTGCTGTCTATTGTATTGACTTGAGAAAGCCTTT